TTATTTTTCAGTTAGTGACAAATTAGTGACACATTCGGTGACCTTTATAAGTGCTATGGCTTCCACCAGTTCATTATAGGTCCTGTGCGCATATACAGTTGTCTCAACATCACCCGACAGTTTGTGTCCCATAAGCAGGTGCTTTGATACTCCGTCCACTTTGTATTTATCACACAGCCAAGAAAATGTGTGTCTTGTGTCGTGGGGGGTGTGCTTTGTGACACCGTCGCTTGCCGTGCTAATGCCAAGACGCTCCAACGTGGGGTAGAACACCTTATTTCTAAAATTGTACGGTGAAAAATCTGGATAATTGGCTCTGAAATTTGAAACAAATCCATATATGCTGTCGTGGATCGGGACAATCCTGTTCTTCCCAGCAGCAGTCTTAACACCGCCTTTTATGTAACGCTCGTCAAGATTGATTTCGATATCCTTAAAAGCCGATATTCTGAAACCGCTGTACACCATAATCAGAATCATCTGTACACCCACATCATCCTTGTTTGCCCATAGGATATTTATTTCCTCTTGTGTAAAAGGTATGCCGCTTTCATCATCATCGGCAATGTTAATCTTAACAAATTCCGAATAATTTCGCTCCACTATATCATTTTCGCGTGCATACTTGTACATTTGGCAGAAGAGAGAGGCGATATGTTCCAGGCTTGCGTGCTTTAGCGGACAATCATCAATAACCGCCTGCAGGTCAGCCTTGCGCAGTTCTGCAAAAGGCCTGTCATGTAGCACCTTGCAATTTTTGTAGGCTACTTTGGTTGAACTTATAGCAGACTTTGAATATGTCTTTTTTTTGTTGATTTCGTATTTAGCTTTGAAATACGCCTCGTATACCTCTTTGAATGTGATATCCCTGGATGATAAATCATAAGGCTTTTTATTGTAATCTGAGAGCGCCTGAAAGGCTTTCATCCAATCAGGGTAGTAACCAATTGCTGGTACGGTTACAGGCGTGCCAGCCAAGTCAAATTCCTTTGTCGGGGGATAGGCGGCGTAAGGGTTTCTGCGCTTCCCTGAGAGTTTCTTGATAGACCCATAGCCGTTTGGCAGTTTCTTCCTCCTCCTGACGCTCTTCTTACGCACGGTGCGTTGTGTGATAGGGTATCCGCAGTGTGGGCACGCCAGTGCCTTGTCTGATACCTCGTGTGTACATTCTGGACATTTAGTTAGTGCCATATCATTTTTCCTTTCGTAAAAAAACATTGCGTAAACAAACCACGATATGGTACAATAACATTGTGTGTTGGTATTGTAATAGGTGGCTTGTCCACTGGTTTATAGTATCATGAAGCCGTCTGGTGTTGGTAGCATCAGACGGCTTTTCATTTAATTAATTATTTGCAGAAATTCACCAGGGGTGATTGCAGGGATGTTGGACAATTTAAAATCCTTTACATTTCTGGTTATTATAAAATCAGCGCCAAATTCTTTCGCACATTCCGACTGTAGACAATCCTCAAAGTCGTCAAAGCTTTTGTTGTCTAAACAGGCTAAAAGCTTGGTCTTGTCAATACCAACAACTTCAAATATCATACATAGATTGATTAATGCTTCACGTCTTTTATCAGGATTGAAATCCTTTCTGAGAATATAAAACATATTTGGGATGGAGTTGACGGCTATACAGCCTTTTATATTGCCTATTGTGCATGAAAGAACAATTTTGTTTGCATCATCGAAATATGGTTCCCTTGTCAAGAGATAATCCAATAGTATATTTGTGTCAACCAATATTTTATATGCCATATTTTTCATCCCTATATGAAGCTAATTCAGCATCATAGTCTGTAACAGTTCCTTTGACTCTTAGCTGTTCCAGCCTTAAATAAGCTTCTTTCCTATCCGTTTGATTATTCTTGCTTGCAACGCTAGGCTGGAATGGTAGTGCCTGTTCCCTTATTAACTGTTTCAATGCTAATGTAAGGTACGTTGTTACATCCATTCCCAACTCCGACAGCAAATTCTGAGATTTAATTTTGACATCTTCATCTATCCGCATGGTTATACTTGCCATAAAAACACCTCCTCGTATTTATTAATCTATTATATGATTAAGTTTATATTTTGTCAATACAACGTAATAACAATGAATCTGATAATAAAAAGCCCTTAACTGAGAAATATGGTTAAGGGCTTTTATTTATTTAAAACAATTACCGCATGTGGTATATCCAAGAACAGTTAATTCATCAATGCTAGAATTTGATGTGCTGTAATTTTCAGGTGAAATTTTCTTGACAGAACTACAGCTTGGAAAGTGGATTTTCTTTGTATGTGTATTTAATACATATTGTGCAGTAGTGTTTTGCTGTTCTTCATTGTTATATGTATTAAAATTATTTTCACCACCAGAATTGCTTACTGAACTATTGGAAGGCTGTTCTACAACGGAAGTATTGTCTGAAAGAGTATTAACAGCTTGTTCTACAGCAGGGACTGTATCGGATTGAGCAATAGAAGGTTGCTCTATTGCTGAAGATTCTGTAACGGATGTCGGAGTGGAGTTATCAAGTTTAGAAGCCAATGATGACGATTGCTTTTGTACATTGTTTTTTAGGGTTGTTTCTGATTCGGTTGTATTTTCTTCGGTGTTTTCATGTTCTGATTCGATTGTATTTTCTTCAGTGCTTTCATGTTCTGATTCGGTTGTATATTCCTCTGTACTTAAATTCACAGTCTCGGTTTCCTCGACAGTGCTAAAAATTTCGGTTGATTCGGCAGTTTCAGTTTCAACCGCACTAGCAACTTCAAGTTCCTCCCTGATTTCATCATCAGAACTGTTACTAGCCAAAATTCCTATCACACAAAAAGCACCAATGCCAGCGACAATCCATTTCTTTTTACTTTTCCCATGTCCAAACATAATTAATCCTCCGAGCTTTTATAATTTTCCATGTGACTCTATATTATTAATAAAAGTTACATTTATAATAATTATCGGATTGAACTGTTTGAAATATTAGTGAAAATATGTTGAAATTTTAGAAATTATTAATGGGATGGTAACATTTTCCCATATATTGACAATATGCAATACGCTGTGGTACAATCACCCCTATGGAAAAGTACCCATGACAGGGTGGTAGCCTCCCGAGCCGATGAAACCGTTTAACGGAATACATAGGAAGGGAGGTGGTGCTCATGACGACTGCGGATATCATATTGATATTCATAGGGATTATCGGCTTGCTGATATCCTTTGGTAGTTTGATTGTTGCATTGCTTGCCTATCTCGATAGGAAGAACAAGCGAAAATAAAAATGCCTATCCTGTCTCGCCCACAGGATAGGCGGTGTCTAGCAAGACACTAAAAACCTTTCGGGAGCATCCACTTTTGGAGTGGGTGCTTTTCTTATGTCTAATATTATCATACCTCACTTCAAAAAGCAATATTCAAATTTATTCCCCTACAGCTGCACTAGAGTTTTCGTTTTCGGCACAGAATCACCACCAAATATTGACATCAAAATCCAAATTCTGTAATATGAATCCGTTGCTCTTGCACTAATTCCTGCAACAGGGAGGAGGTGAGTCAAACATGTTAGATTTAAACATATCTCTTATAATTTCCGTAATCGGCGGTGTAATATCATATTACATTTGCAAATGGCTTGACGAGAAATTTTAACATGAGTAACACAAGTCGAGTGGGTGCTTAGCCACGATAAAAGATAAGAAAAAGCCCTTAACTGTACTTGCACTACGGTTAAGGGCTTTGCTCTTTGTTACTCTTTGTCAAACACGCTGACAAACATATCTCTTTAACTGAGCACATTATATCATACCCCAATACAAAAAGCAATATTCAAATTACGCTTCTTTGGCTTCCTTGGTATTGCAGTCATCAGGGTTGGAGTGGCACATGCGGATTACCTCTTCGTTGGTGGGGAGGTTGGGGTCTTTGTTCACGAGTTTGTGGACATAATCCCAGAATACTTCTTTTTCCCTTGCATTGAACTTTGAGTAGTTGAGGATGATGCGCCTGATAGTTGGATCAGTGATACCTAGCTCCTCACACGCTTTCATATATTCCGTTGTATCATCAAAATGAGGTATCATTGAACCAGTACCGTAGCGGAGCCATTCCTCGTTTATATTAAATTCTTTACAAATCAAAGATATGGTTTGGTCTGAAGGATTATTTATACCACTTTCTAAGCGACTTACTGATACTTTAGAAATACTAATCCTTTTACCAAATTGTTCCATGGTAAGTTTATTCCGTTTTCGTACCTCTCTTATTCTTTCATTTAGTTCCATTACATACTCCTCCTTGAAGTTAATATATCATAAAAAGGGAAAAAATACAACAAAATAGTTACTTAAATTTACAAAAAGATATTGACAAAGTAACTTTGAGTATCTATAATGTAACTATAGCTAACAAGATGCACATAACAAAAGTCTCATAAAATAGGGAATGTAAAAATTCATTATAAGGGCATACAGGGAGGAATAAACATGATTGATGAATTAACAATGTATACACAGCACAAAGAGGAAATACGCAAGGAGGCTAATAAATTAGAAGGGGCATTGGAAAATTTGACGGATTTGGAAAAAGCCAAAATATCATGGATGGTTGAAGGAGTAATGCTGACACGACCAATATATGACGGAACAATGCCGACACAGTAAGTGATGAAGGAGCAGGGAAATGACGGTTTATGATATAGCAGACAGCAATTTGTTTTATTCAAGAAATGTTAGGTTCATAATACGATATGCAGACACCACAACACTTGAAACTGGTATGTGGCTCTCTATTAGAAATGGCGCTTATGCGGACTACCCAGTGGACAGTTTTACATGGAATAGCAAAAACAATACTGTTGTTATTAATTTGGAATAATGAAGGAGGAGCAGAGGGAGTATGAAAAGGCATGAACACCGCATATGACGGCTTCATGATATATTAAATACCACACACACAACAATGGCTCCTGCATATTGCGGGAGCCGAAAAGAAATTATTTGTCACCATAATGTGAACGGCATTGGGCTATTTTGATGGTATTGCCTTCAAGACGATATACTAGGCGGTTGGCTTCATCAATACGCCGACTCCACCAACCAGACAAATCACCACTTAATGGTTCTGGGTTTCCAATTCCATCATAACCATTGCGGTCAATGTCCTTAAGGAGCAGATTAATTCGTTTAATGGTTTTGCGGTCTTGGCTTTGCCAATAGATGTAATCGTCCCAGGCAACATCATCCCATGATTTAATCATCATCTACCTCGATTAATTCGTGGACTTGACCTTTGCCAGCTTCTAGATTTGCTATGGAATTACGCAATACACGTTGATTTTCCTCACTATAGAAGGGATCCTCGGCAGTTATATCAAAGGGTATCTTGCGATTATGCACAATTGCCTTCATGAACATAGTAACTGCGGTTGTCATGTTAAGTCCCATATCATCTAAGAGGTATTCGGCTTGCTTTTTGAGGCTGTCATCCATACGTATTGTTATACTTGTTGATGCCATATTATCAACTCCTTTCAACAATATTGTACAGCAATTATGAACGGTTAGCAATACCACGTATTTACATTTGACAATAATTTTATAATTTACTAAAAATACCACACACAATTTAAGGAGGAGCAATTATGACTGAAAATAAAAAGGCGGTGTATACCGTCGCAGAGGCGGCACAGCTTCTGGGAATGGCGCAGCAGGGTGTCCGAGAGTGCATAAAGAGGGGGAAACTCCCCATTGGATATGTGATAGAGAATGGCGGCAGGAGGAGGTATATTATACCAAAGGTTAAGCTTGACTCATATCTTGGAAAGGGACAGGAACCCTCAGAATTTGACAATGAGATGTTGAGAAAATTCTGTGAGGGGGTTTTGAGTGCTATAGGATAGCAGGATGGAAGGAGTATTAGGTATGAAAACATATTATGATGTTATAATGGAGGAGAGACGGATAAGTTTTGAAATCAAGGAGGAGACAGTGGAGGCAATCGCACGTATTAACGGAATATACGGTCTTAAATTGGGTGAAATATTGGACTCAATGTTCGCACACGTCGATGAGTACTCGCTCTGCGTTGAAAGACCATTTCCTAAAGAGGCAGGTGACATTCCAAGGAAGGACACCCTGACAGGCTGGCTCCTGTCGGGGAACCAATATGATGTTGATGACCTTGCCGAGCTGTTAAATAAAATTGAATACAACAAGGACGAATACTTCCAAGTGGGTGCAACACCCGAACACCAAGCTGAATGTCTGGCTTGTATCAGAGAAGTGCGTTTGGACATCCTGGAAGTCAGGAAGGCGTATGAGGAGGATACAGGGACGGAGCTTGATTGCGAGCAGTGGTCACAGGAGCTGGATGCGTTCAGGTACTGGTACAATAAGTGGTACAAGCCGCACTGTCCAATTACACTTGATATTTTTAATGATATAGAGGACTGAAACAAAGGGGCGTGGGTAATGACGGAAGACGGCATGGAATACCTTACACCCGATAAAGGAATAAGCGAAGAGGCAGCGAGGGAGAGGCTTGAAATATATGGGATGCTTGACAGGATTACGGATGACAAGGCGATTAAGAGTATATACCGCACTGTGGCGAGGTTTTATTATCTTGACAACCCCAACAGGTGAGAAACTCATCGGGTAATCTATAAGGCTGTGCTATCGGCTGGACGGGCCTATGTTTTTATTGAGACACACCAAGGCGTTGCCTCTTTTTGGCGTATCTCGATAAGGGCATATACGATGCTTTTTAAATTTAATATATAGGCAGCAGTGGCGATGATGGAAAACAGGGCATGGCTTTATTAAGTGCACCATGAATTGATATACGGTAAGCTGGAAAGGAGTAGGTACATATGGTGGTTATCCGTGTTGAGAAGAATAATAATTATACAGTGATGAGCAACTACCATCTCAGGGAGAGGGGGATGAGCTGGAAGGCGAAGGGGTTGATGAGCTACCTGCTTAGCCTGCCTGATGATTGGGAGATTTCTATCGAAAACCTGTCGTACAACGCAAGGGACGGAATTGACAGCGTGAGGAGCGCGCTTGACGAGCTGGTGGTGTTCGGCTACCTTGAAAGGCCGGGGCGATCAAGGGATGAAAGGGGGCGGCTACGTGAGTCGATTTACACGCTCCACGAAAAACCAATACTTAAAACGGAAAAACCAATTGAAAACGAGACGGATGACGAAGGAGAATCCACAGTGCAGACACCATCACCTATATTGGAAAATCCAACGTTGGATACTGATGTTGAAGTGGCTGAAAGCCTTGAAAACACTGAAAATGAGTATGCTTCACCTATATTGGAAAATCCAATATTGGAAAATCCGACACAGGACGGGAAAATCCAAATCAAACCACCCGATGGATTAGCCCAAAAATCTGACTTGGGTAAACCTACATTGGAAAATCCAATATTGGAAAAGTCTGTACAGGAAAACCCGAGGCAACTAAATACTAATATACTAAATACTAATAATATAAATACTAATATACTAAACCAGGGCGCGCGCGAGGCGCCGCCTGAACAGCACAACAAAAACAGAATGTATTTCCCTGATGACAAAGAGCTTAACGACGCCTTTAGGGATTTTATTTTTATGCGGAGAAGGAAGGCGGGAAACATACTGTCCGACAGGGTAATTGCCAAGACGAAGGTATGGCTTAGGGAGGCGGCAACGGTTGGTGGCGTGTATGACAGGCTGAGGACCATAGACATTTTGGATTATTCAACGAGGAACGGAATGTCAAAGCTGATAATGCCAGAGGAAAGGTTTGAATGGCGTGCGCCCAAAGACCAGGGCATGGATCTTAAATCACCAAGCTATGAGGGCAAGAGCGATTCCGAACTGGAGGAGGCGCTCATTGCCAACTGATTAAGGCCTTTTGGCAGATTTATTATATATCACACAACCATGATAAAGCCTCCCGTCCCATTACGGCGGGGAGGCGGTTAGAAAGGATTGAGGACGAATGAGGACTACGGCGATTATTAATCTTAAAGGGGGAGTGGGCAAGACCACGACGGCGATCAACCTGTCATACCAGCTTTATAAGCTGGGCAGGTCTGTGCTGTTGGTTGACCTGGACAAGCAGGGGAATGTGAGCAAGTTTTACGGTATCCACAGTTATGATAGACCGTCGGTTGCGGACGTGCTGCTTGGAAACATGGGCATTGCGGATTGTGTGCGCCATATATGCGGCGGTGTCGTTGACGGATGCATTGAGGTTGTCCCTGCCAATATGTCGCTTCTGACTGCGGACAGGCAGATTCTTCTTGACGTAACGAAGCCGCAGCAGACAAGGCTTAAAAGGGCTCTTGCAGGGGCTGGCGATGCGCTGGCTTACAATTACTGCATTATTGACTGTGCACCTGATATCAACATGAGCGTTATCAACGCGCTTGTGGCAGCGGATGATGTTGTCATTCCAGTGACGATTGACCAGTTTGCATATGACGGTATCAGCGAGATTATGGAGCAGATTGGGAGCGTGAAAGCGAACTTCAACCCAGACCTTGCAGTCGGCGGGTGCCTGGTTACATCATACAGGGACAATGATTTTAACCGTGAAGGGGTTGATTATCTTGTCAAGAAGATGGGCGGACGTGTCTATGACAGCAAGGTTAAATGGTCGGGGCTTGTCAACGGCTCTACCTTCGAGAGCCAGCCATTGGAGATTTATTCCCCACGCTGTGCTGCGGCAAAGGGTTACAGGGAGTTCGCCCTGGAATATGTCAGGGGGGACAAATAGCCATGGCGAGGAGTTTTTCGTTTACGGACCTGTTGAATGCCGAGAGTATGAAGGAGGCGGCAAAGACGGGATATGCGGAGAAGGTGGATATTGGGGACATATCACCGAGTGATGATAATTTCTACGACACCACCAACGTGTCAGGTCTCAAAGACTCCATATTCCTTATCGGCGTGCAGGAGCCTGTCATTATAAACATTTCCCACGGGGAGGGCGGCAGGAAGTACCGCATGGTTTCGGGGCATCGAAGGCTCAAGGCGTGTACCGAGCTTGTGGATGAGGGGCATTGCGAGTTTAAATACATACCCGCCATTGTCTGCGATATAACTGATTCGGACGAGGAGAAGGCTATGCTGATAATGACCAACTCCACTCAGAGGGTGCTTACAGGCTGGGAGAAGGTGAACCAGTACATGGAGCTTAAGCCTGTACTCAAAAGCCTGAAGGAGAAGCGCATGGTTTCGGGAAGGGCGAGGGCGGTTGCCGCGGAGACTATGGGCGTGTCGGAGTCACAGATTGCAAATTATAATTTGATTGGCACAAGGCTGATCCAGCCGCTTATGGAGGTATTCAGGGCGGGGGACATCTCAATGGAGCAGGCGGCGGATGCTGCAAGGCTGGAGCCTGACGAACAAGAGATGCTAGCCCAAACCGTCTCAGCGCATGGCACTTTCTCAAAATACGATGTTAATAAAATCATCGACAGCAGGGTTATTCCAGGGCAGCAGACCGTGGAAGATGTGTATTTAAAACACAAAGATTCTGTTAGTGAGAAGGCTGAATACAAGGAACCTGTTACTGATGACAAAAATGTGCCAGTCACTGGCACAAATTCAAACAAGAACTTAATTGAATCAAACGAGATTAAATCAAGTGAAAACGTGATTGAAACAGTAGAAAACGTGGTTGAAATGGCAGAAAATGTGCCAGTGACTGGCACATTTTACGAGCAGGGCATGTATAATTCTGAGCTTGTGGACGACCTTATAGGCAGATATGAGGAATACAGGAGGCTGTCTGAAGCCGAAGGCAGCAGGCAGGTACACAAGTACTACTGCATACTGGACGCACTAAAGGCATTGAAAAAAACTATAAACCAATAATGGGCAACAGGGGATGGGTAAATGGATGAATACGGGGAGGATGTAGAATTTAAGGAATATGTGGACAAGTATTGCACCAAGCATGGGCTTACGCCCGAAGAGGCAACACAGCACCTTATTGTAAAAGGTGTTGAGGAGCAGTACCGCCACAGGCGTATTGAATGTGCGGATATGGAGAGGAGAAGGTACTAGCCGTAATCAATAATGTGATATGAAGGGAGGGTAAAAAGGATGGAAAACAATGGCGGTTGGGAAGGAAAAACTTTTGATATAAAAATATACAAGGGAAGACTTGCAAACATTGAAGACTCAAATCGTACATTTAAGTATCTTTTGTTCAACATAAATTGTATTAAGAATGAGAAATCCCTACATGATTTAGTACTGGATGTTGGATACGCATTGGGCTGTTTAGGAATGTGCGAATGCCTTGGCATATTAGACCAGTCGTCTGCAGAAAAGCTGTCAGACTTGTTGGCGGATATTGAAACAGAAATGATTGAAACAATCACCAGAGAATTGAAAAATGGGAATCTGGAATGAACGGCCTGCAATTCTGCACGACGGTTGTGGTGTTCGCATGTCTGATGGCTGTGGCGATACTGTCGGGTGGCGGTGATGATGATTAAAACATGATATAAGTAAATAACGTATAGTTCTGCCATCAATATATAACATAATACATCGGCTGGGGTTTGGGCAGTGTACGGTGTATCATGCAGTGAGAGGGGTGGCAGATATGAAGATGACAAAGGATAAATTGGAACAATTCACCAATCTCAAAAGAGAAATTGATTATATCAACAAAAAAATATCCGTCCTTGAATCGAAGGACATACCAGAGGCCAGGGACGTTGTGAAGGCGTCTGGAAGGGATTGGCCGTACATAGAGGGGCGTGTGTCCGTTGAAGGATATGATGAGTCCGCCAATATCAAGCGGAACAGGTCTGTTGAAAGACTAAGGGTTGTATTAAAGAACCGCCTGAACAGTGCAAGGCAGACCGAGGCTGAAATAGAGGAGTTTATTGCTGACATAATGGACAGCCGCACAAGGATGATGTTCCAGTACCGCTACATAGACGGTCTGACCTACGAAAAAATAGGCGATATGATGCACTGCGACAGGACCACGGTTGAACGTACTATTGACAGATATTTGAAAAACAATTGAATATTGCACACAATGCACATCATCATTGTGATAATATGAAATTGTCAGATGGATGTAGTAATAAATCCTCACCAAAAAATTTTGTGTTTAAGTACAGCAGAAAGGCATTGTGTCAGACCGCAGTGCCTTTTTGTGTTGTGGGGAAACAGGAAATGTGCCAGTGACTGGCACATTTTGAAAAAACAAAAGGAAAGGAAAACGATTAAAATATGGGCGAAGTATATATAAGAACGCAGGACAGGAAAGGCTTGTACAGGTTTGGCGGTGATTATGCATATGTTGGATATTTTGAAGACAGCACAGTTAAAGAAGGCGGCAGAAAGAATGAGATAAAGCATTCTATAGTGATTTCTTCTGGGGTATTGGAAGAATTGGGGGTATACGAAAGCAAGGAACGTTGTATAGAGATATTGGATGAGATACAAGTAGTATGTTCAAGATATTTATATGCAGAAGGCTCTAATGGATATTTACGAGGAAGCGTTGCTCGCCCACCAATGGCAGCAGTAATTCCGCAAGTATACCAGATGCCAGAGGAATAAGAAAGTTTAATAGGAATGAGGGAAAAAGTACATGAATTACAGGAAATGGGGATTGGGGTATATATAAAAATAACGCATGGAACGGTAGTAGCAATCTTGTACTAATCGTTTACACCAGAAGGGCGGCAGACAAGATAGTAGAGATATTGCAGCAGGACGAGTTGGAATATATTAGGCTTAACAATCCAGATAGAATACAAAGACGAAAAAATTGCACACAATGCACATTCCAAACGTGCTAATATGATATTGGTAACAGATGTAGGAATTCCCTTTTTACATAATACCTCAAACATATTTTCAATATTAAGAAACACCGAAAAGGCATTGCGGCAGCAGTCGCAGTGTCTTTTCCATATTATTTAACAGAAAGTTGCACACAATGCACATCTAATAAGTGTTAATATTGTAGTAGTGAAGGTTGGATAATAAATTTACTTACATAATTGAATCTCCTTTCATAGTAAAATTTTATGTAGCATGAGGAAGAGGCATTGCGGCAGCAGTCGCAATGCCTCTTCCTTTGACAAATATTATAAAAAAGGAGTACCCATATGGCTAACAGATACCGTCCAGACCATGATGGTACACACAGGCTGGCGTTTGAACGCAATAAAAAGAAGATTATGGCAACGCAGAACGTATGTGGAATCTGTGGAAAACCAGTAGACAAGAGCATACCATATCCACATCCTCTAAGTGCATGTATTGATCATATAATACCAATAGACAAGGGAGGACATCCTTCGGATATAGACAATCTTCAGCTTGCACATATGACATGCAATCGGCAAAAATCAAACCTTATAGTTCGTTCCAGGGGAACGGAGGTTGAGGAAACAATAAGCAACAGGATTCTTCCTCAAAGCTGTGATTGGACTAAGCATAAGGGAACATAAAATGAAACGAAGGGGGCATACCTCCCCCATTCGGCTTTGATTTGGAGTTCGGCCGTCACTGGGAATATTTTCTCGTGAAAATTTAATTTGGAGGCAAACTAGTGGAATACAAGGGCAAAGAGTATTTAAGAAACAAACTAAATACAAAGCGTACAAGGGTTATAACACGCTATGAATATTACGAGATGAAGAACACTCTCATGGATCACAGTAAGATGTTACCGCCCAATATGGGATGGCTAAACGGTGTACTTGGTTGGAGTGCCAAGGCTGTTGATAGTATTGCAGACAGGCTCATATTTAGGGAGTTTACCGATGACAATTTTAACTTGAATCAAATATTTCAGATGAACAACCCTGATACGCTGTATGATTCAGCGGTGCTCTCAGCCTTGATTACATCATGCTGTTTTATATACATATCGCCCGATGAGACTGGATATCCAAGGCTTCAAGTGATTGATGGTGGAAATGCCACTGGCAGGATAGATCCAATCACCAATCTTTTGTACGAAGGGTATGCTGTACTGGAAAGGGATGACAATGAGCAACCAACTCTGGAGGCTTATTTCAAGCCAGGCATTACGGAATACTATCCTAAGAACGAAAAATCGTATAGTTTAATTAACAAAGCCCCATATCCATTACTTGTTCCAATTATCAACCGTCCCGATGCGGTAAGGCCATTCGGACATTCAAGAATAAGCAGGGCGTGTATGAAATTACAGCAGTCTGCGCTGAGGACCATTAAGCGTGCCGAAATATCAGCAGAATTTTACAGCTTTCCGCAAAAATATGCACTTGGCATATCGCAAGAACTAGAAATAGACAAATGGCAGGCTTCAATGAGCAGTCTGCTCACGTTTACCAAGGATGAAGAAGGCGATAAACCAGTAGTAGGACAATTCCAACAGCAGAGCATGACACCATATTATGAACAACTTAAAATGTTCGCAGCTCTTTTTGCTGGCGAGACAGGGCTTACTATGGATGATTTGGGGTTTGCATCAGACAATCCTTCAAGCGTGGAGGCAATAAAGGCTGCTCACGAAAATCTACGCCTAAATGCCAAAAAGGCGCAAAGAACCTTTGGAGCAGGATTCTTAAATGTGGGATATCTTGCAGCATGTTTAAGAGATGAATATCCATATTTGAGAAGGCAGATATACCTTACCAAGCCTGTGTGGGAACCAATATTTGAGCCAGACGGTGCAATGCTGTCAAGTATAGGTGATGGAGCAATCAAGATTAACCAGGCTGTGCCTGGATACTTTAATAGTGACAATCTGAGAGACCTTACAGGCATCAACCAGAGCAAGGAGCATGTTCCAAACTCCAGGGGGGATGTAAATGGATGAGACTTTGCAGGCAATATTAAGATTGATATTAGATTCATATGATAGTGGCAAGTCAGACAGTAAGGTGTTGGCTGATGTCATTGATAAAATCAGCGCAGGCACGGCCACATATGATGATGCAAATAAATACGCTGCAGAATTAGGTGATACACTAGCGAAAGCTTTCGGAAAAATAACTGAGAATATGATTCCGAATGATGGCTTGGATTACAATTTGGCTTTAGACCTGATAAATCCGCCTTTAACTCAGGGATATAAGGATATTGCGGATATCACAGAGAATATACAGGCATTACTTAACACTGATGCAGGGATTGGAATCAATGCAATAAGCCCCGATATTGATACTGACAGAATTGAAGGTATTGCAAAACATATTTCTGAAACTGATAATTTTGACAGCATGATGTCATTTGTAAAGTCAGCCTCAAAGAATTTCATCCAGCATCATGTTGACGAATCAGTCAGACAGAATGCGGAATTTCAAAGCAATGCGGGTATGTCCCCTAAAATTATAAGAAAATCCTCTTGGAACTGTTGCAAATGGTGCAGCAGTCTTGCTGGTACTTACAGTTATCCTGATAACGTCCCAACAGATGTTTACCGCAGGCATAAAAATTGTAACTGTACTGTGGAATATTACCCCAGTAAGGAACGGGCGCAGAATGTGCACACAAAAAAGTGGCGGGATGCCTCGTCAGATGAAGAAATTGAGACGAGGCAGACGGTAGGCAGATACCTAGAAAAAAAGAAATGGATAACATCAAAGGTTGAGGACGTTACGGAACGGTATTTGCAGAATAGCACGCCTGGTGTAGGAAGTGTTGATTATCCTAAAGGCTCTAAACTGATTGACCCCGACGATATAAGACAATCTGAATGGCTGGTTAATAAAATAGGTGGAGATATTAAATTGTTGGAAAGGTCAATGGAACATGGAGTAAAAAACCCAGATGCTATTTGGAAAAATATGTATTGGGAATATAAAAGCTGTTCTTCAGATAATGCAATAGACCAAAACTTACGTAAGGGTGTTAATCAAATATATGCAGCCCAAGAAAGAAACGGATTAATAGGGAAACCAGCGGGCATGGTGTTAGATACGAGCGATTTCAAAACAGATAATTCAACTATAATAAATAGTGTGGCAGAATACCTACCACGAAGGCAAAAAGGACCACTTGATGTAATTGTGAAAAAAGATGACAGGATAGTGGGCGTTTTACGGTACAGTAATATATAAAAAGGCGATCCCAAAGCCGCAGACCTAAAAGGTCCACGGGAGGGTGTCGCCTTTTTATCAAGAGATTGCAAGCAATCTCTTGGATTTAAATTATACTAAAAAACAAAATAAAATGCAATAAATAATAGAAAATTACAGAGGTTTTATATGGCAGAAGACAGAAAGGGAAGACAGCTCCCCACACAGTCAGTAATTCTGCCGTATGAGCAAACGTATGGGAAAGAAGCTGTTGACATATACAACAGCACAGGTAGGAAAGCCCAGGAGTGGCAGGAATTAATGCTCTACGACATACTGGCTTACAATACCGACAATCTGTGGACACATACTAAATTTGGCTATTCCGTACCAAGGCGTAACGGCAAGAATGAAATTGTTGTAATGCGTGAAATGTGGGGACTGAAACATGGTGAAAGGATATTACATACAGCACATAGGACCACTACCTCGCATATGGCGTGGGAGAGGCTATGCAGTATGCTTGACAAGGCAAAAATACCATACAAGTCAATCAAGGCGATTGGAAGGGAGAGTATTTATATAAAAGGCTCTGATGCCAGGGTTGAGTTTCGTACAAGGTCATCAAAAGGCGGTCTTGGCGAGGGTTTCGACCTTCTAGTTATAGATGAGGCACAGGAATATACCGATGATCAGGAGTCGGCTCTGAAATATGTCGTATCGGATTCAAAGAATCCACAGACAATTTTCTGTGGGACACCACCCACCAACGTAAGCGCAGGCACTGTATTTGTAAAGCAGAGGGACAAGACACTTGCAGGAGCTACAGTAAATGCTGGCTGGGCAGAATGGGGTGTCGATGAGATGTCAGACATTAACGACAGGGAGCTTTGGTACCTGACAAACCCATCCCTTGGAACTATATTAACGGAACGTAAGATATTGGATGAGATTACATCTGATGCTCTTGATTTTAACATACAAAGGCTTGGACTGTGGATACGCTATAATTTGAAATCCGCAATCAGCAAGGCGGAATGGGAGAGCCTGGCGGTCAAAAGGCTTCCTCCGCTTAAAGGAAAGCTGTTTGTAGGCATTAAATATGGCAAGACGGGCAGCCGTGTTGCAATGTCGATAGCGTGCCGCACATTGGACGGAAAGATATTTGTCGAATGTATTGACTGCAGGGATATTAGCTCGGGAAACGACTGGATACTTGCATTTTTATCAGAGGCGGATGTCAAAAGGGTCGTGGTTGACGGTGCAAACGGTCAGGAACTGTTGGAAGCTGAAATGAAGAAGGAGCATCTTGGAGCACCGCTATTACCAACAGTTAAGCAGGTTATAGTTGCCAACACATCATTTGAACAGGGGCTTAACCTATCAAACATCGTACACATGAACCAGCCGTCACTTACACAGTCAGTATCACAATGTGAGAAGAGGAGCATAGGCACCAACGGAGGATTTGGATACAAATCGCTAAAAGCAGAGGTGGATATAGCACTTCTTGAAAGCGTGGTGCTGGCATATTGGGCTTGTAATGATTATAAGGATAACAAAAAACAGAAGGTTACATATTAACCAATCTGCTTTTGCTATAAAATACCGATACCACCGGGAAAGTGGGGAAAGGAAAACACAATATGGGAGATTTCCAAAAAATTGAGACACAGGAACAGCTTGACGCTGTAATTGGCGAAAGGCTCAAACGCGAAAAGGAGACCTTGGGTAAAAAGTATGAAGGTTATATATCACCTGATGACTTTGCGGCAAAAAGCAAGGAGTATGATGATAAGATTAATGGACTTACCAAGGAACTTAATAATGCCAATGCGGCAATCAGCACGCATAAAAATGAAATCGAAAAGAAAGATGCAATCATAAAGGGTTACGAGTCGCGCTCGGTAAAATCGCGTATTGCCCACGAGACAGGATTGCCTTACAATGCCGTTGATTTTTTGACAGGCGATGACGAAAAAAGCATCAAGGCAAGTGCCGATGCTTTGAAGGAAATTATATCAAGCTCCACAGGGGCACCACCGCTTGCTAATACTGATGCAAACACTGGCAGTGGCAGCGATGCGGCATTAAGAAACACGTTGAAAAGTTTGACAAAAGGAGAATAAGAGATGGCAGACACATTAACAAAAGGAACATTATTTAATTCTGAAACAGTTAAGGATTTATTCAGCAAGGTAGCGGGCAAGTCTTCAATAGCAAAGCTATCAGGTACTATACCTGTTGCATTTAATGGTAATGAAATATTCACATTCAGCATGGATGATGAGGCCAATATTATAGGTGAGGGGCAGAAGAAGCCAGCAGGTTCCACTAAAATTGAGCCTGTAACAATTATACCAGTCAAGATAGAATATGGTGCCAGAATGACGGACGAATTTTTATACGCTTCAGAGGAAAAGCAGCTTGACATCCTTAAAGCATTCAATGAAGGGTATTCAAAGAAGGTTGCACGTGCGATAGACATCATGGCTATGCATGGCGTTAATCCAAGGACAAAGGAAGCTTCGGACATCATTGGGAAGAAGAGCTTCGACACTGCGGACAACATCCAAGTAATTGCCTATGACGAGGCTAATGTCGAGGAAAATATTGAAAAAGCAATTGCAGCTGTAGATGAGGGCTATGATGTAAATGGTATGGCTATGGCAAAGGGTTTAAGCACAGCACTTGCATCACTTACAGTAAATGGTGTAAGGCAGTACCCAGAACTTGCATGGGGTGCTAATCCAGGTACAGTAAGGGGATTGAGTGTTGATGTCAACAGTACTGTATCTTTCAACAATTCGGAGGATATGGCAATTCTGGGCGATTTCCAGAATGCGTTTAAGTGGGGATATGCCAAAGAGATACCTCTTGAGGTAATCAGATATGGTGATCCAGACCAATCGGGAAAAGATTTAAAGGCTTACAACCAGGTATATATACGTTGCGAGACATACGTCGGATGGGCGATTATGGATCCAAAGGCATTCTCACGTATTGTCAAGGAAAAGGAAGAAGCCTGACATAGTGCCGACTTACGAGAATATTCATAAGTGAGTCGGCATTTACTATATTTTGGAACTTAAGGAAAGGCGGATAATATGGATAATTTTGCCACAATAGAAGATGTGACAGCCTTGTGGAGGGCAATGACACCCACCGAGAAGGAGAGGGCGGAGGCATTGCTCCCTGTAATATCGGATAGTTTGAGACAAGAGGCAATCAAGGTGGGGAAGGATCTTGACAAGATGGTTGAGAATGAACCCACTCTTGTAAATGTTGTAAAATCTGTAACTGTTGATGTCGTGGCAAGAACTCTGATGACATCCACCGATTCCGAACCAATGACACAGATATCCGAGTCCGCACTTGGATATTCCGTAAGCGGTTCGTATCTTATACCAGGTGGCGGATTGTTCATAAAGAAGTCCGAACTTGCAAGGCTTGGGTTAAAGAGACAGAGGTTAGGAGCAGTGGATTTGTATGGGATTGATAAAAGGCACAACGGTGATCCTGTATGACAGGATTGAAACAGGGGAGGATGAATTTCATAGAAAGACCTATGATGAAACACCCATAGAGGTTGACAATGTGCTGATAGCACCGTCATCCGCAACCGATGTTATCAATGAGACAAACCTTGAAGGCAAAAAGGCGGTGTACACATTGGCGATACCCAAAGGTGATGAACATGTCTGGGAGGACAGGAAGGTTGAATTTTTCGGAGAGACATGGCATACCTTCGGGATTCCACTGAAAGGCATGGATGAACTTATACCGCTTGGATGGAATATGAAAGTGATGGTGGAACGATATGGGTAATCTCGAAGTCAAACTCAATACCGAAGGCGTGAGACAGCTCCTAAAGTCAGAGGAGATGAAAGACATATGTGCTGAGCAGGCATCATCAATACTTGGCAGGGTGGGGAGCGGGTACACGATGGACACATATACTGGGCAGAACCGTGTTAACGCCATGGTGAGGGCGTCAACGCCCCGAGCAATGTATGACAACCTGCATAATAACACATTGTTAAAGGCGGTGAAGGGATGATAGAGGAAATAGTAATTAATTACCTTTCAAATAACCTTCAAATCGGTGTATATGCCGAGGAACCCAATGACATAACACCGCCATACATTGTTGTTGAAAAGACATCGGGCGGCATGGTGGACCATATCCAGACAGCCACGCTTGCCATACAGTCATACGGTAAAAGCCTCCATGATGCAGCATCTCTGAATAAGAAAATGAAGGGGGCTATGGAGAATATAACCGATTTGAATGAGATAAGCAGTGTGGAGCTTAATTCAGATTATAACTACACTGATACAAGCCGTAAGAAATACAGATACCAGGCGGTATTTGATTTTGTTTATTATTAGGAGGAATGGACAGTATGAATAATTCAGCAAACGTTACAACTGGAAAGCCGAAAAAGGGCGGAGCAGTATTCAGGGCACCTTTGGGCACGGCTCTTCCCACAACGGCAAAGGACGAACTTGACGAGGCGTTCAAGAACCTTGGCTATTGTTCAGACAGCGGCATCACCAACAGCAATTCCCCAAGCAACACAAGCGTCAAGGCCTGGGGCGGTGACGTGGTATTAAACACACAGACGGAAAAACCAGACACGTTTAAATTCACGCTTATTGAGGCTATGAATGAAAATGTGCTTAAAACAGTATATGGTGATGACAATGTTTCGGGTGATATATCAAAAGGGATTGCCATAAAGGCAAACTCAGACGAACAGATGGAAAGCGCCTGGGTTATAGATATGATACTGAAAGGCGGGGCACTTAAAAGAGTGGTAATACCAAATGGCAAGGTAACGGCAGTCGGTGACGTGACATATGCCGATACAAGTGCAGTGGGATACGAGACCACCGTGAGCGCCAGCCCCGATGAATCAGGCAACACGCATTACGAGTATATAGTAAACGCTTCGTCAAACACTGTAGATATCACGAAAAATGAAACATCAGAGGTGACAGGTGATGAAGAAAATTAAACTTAAAAACGGATTTGAATGTGAACTTGACGACAACATTATGAATAATATGGAACTTGTCGATACCCTGGCTGAGGAAGACGACAACAACCCATTGACTGTATCAAAGCTCTGCAGGCTTATATTCGGGAACGGTGATACGAGGGAAGCTCTGTATGATTCACTAAGACATCCTGATGGGCGTGTCCCTGTCGAGGAGCTTGCAAAGGCAATCAAAGAGACATTTGAACAATTTGGTGATGCTGGAAAAAAATCCTCATCCTCGCAGGAATGATCTGTGAGGATGAGGATTCTTTAATATGTGACCTTGCAGAGACATACGGAGTATTTGATTATAGAGGTCTGCCCGTTAAATTGTTGGCAACATTATGCTGTGGGTTAAGGGAAGATTCCAGAATTAAGATGAAGCTTTCTGGAATGAAGATACCTGTCGAAACATTGCTTCTTTCAACGGCGGTTGACAAGCTTTCATTTTTGGCGTGGACAAAGACCAAGGATGCGGAAAATGGTGATAACCGTCCAAATTCTATTACGGCAATCCTCTTAGGATATAAAAACGAAAAGGAAATAATCGCCTTTGATTCCGCAGAGGACTTTGAACTTGCAAAGGCTAAGGCACAGGGGAGGTTATAATGGGTACACAGTTAGCAAGTGCATACGTGCAGATTATACCGTCAGCCAAGGGTATGAAGGGGATGATTACCGAGGAACTAGGCGGGGAGGCTTCAAGTGCTGGCTCATCGGCGGGAGAGTCATTCGGCTCAAATATGATAAGCAAATTAAAGACAATAATAGCGGCTGCAGGGATAGGGACGATTATCAAGGAGGCAATCACCCAGGGTGCGGATCTGGAACAGAGCATTGGAGGTGTGGAGACGCTTTTCAAAGACAGTGCAGACACTGTAAAAGCTTATGCTGACGAGGCGTACAAGACGGCTGGAATGTCCGCCAATGAGTATATGGAGACTGTAACAGGATTTTCAGCATCCTTGCTGCAGGGTTTGGGTGGAGACACCGCAGCGGCGGCTGAAATAGCCGACATGGCAATTACCGACATGTCGGACAATGCAAATAAGATGGGCACTGACATGTCATCCATCCAAAACGCATACCAGGGTTTTGCAAAGCAGAACTATACCATGCTGGACAACCTTAAATTAGGGTATGGCGGTACGAAATCAGAGATGGAGAGATTACTGGCTGATGCGCAGGAGATAAGCGGTGTTGAGTATAACATAGATAACCTATCGGATGTATACCAGGCTATTCATGTGATACAGGGCGAACTTGACATCACGGTTACAACGGCCAAGGAAGCTGCCACAACGTTGTCAGGGTCAATGGCATCAATGAAAGCTGCGGCTACAAACCTTTTGGGCAACCTGGCATTGGGCGAGGACATAGGACCGTCATTAGATGAACTGATGGATACTGTATCAACATTTCTTCTGGATAATCTGTTCCCGATGGTCGGAAATATACTGGGATCAGCACCTGAACTTTTAAGTGGGGCAATAAGTATTCTAATACGGGGACTTAATATAGCGAGTGCTCATGCCGACGAAATAGTCCAGATGGGGCTTGATGTAATATCACAGCTTGTAATTGGATTAATTGATGGGGTTCCCTATCTGATTGAAGGGGCTGTAAGAATTGCGGCTTCGCTGGGGGAGGCGTTGATTAACACCGACTGGATAGGCACGGCTAAGAATATGATTAATTCCATAAGGGATAACCTTGAATTGGCTGGTGAGGAAATACTCGGAACGGACGGAAGCATAATTGAAGCCGTGGCACAGGGAATTGTGGCACAAATCCCTGTATTAAAGGAACAGGCTCTTGGCATAATTACGACTGTGGGAGATTTGATAACGGAGCACCTGCCAGATATCCTTAATGATGGAATAGCAATGATAACCAGTCTTGCAAACGGATTGCTGGAGGCTCTCCCTGAGGTGATATCGTCAATTGGTGAGATATTGGTCGAGCTTGTGGGGTATATCCTTGAAAACATCCCCACCATTATAGATGCGGGTATGAAGTTGATAAGCAATCTGGCAAAGGGGCTTCTTGACAACCTTCCAGAGGTGCTGTCGTCCATCGGCAAGATACTTGTAAAGCTGCTTGCAAAGATAGCCGAGAATATGCCAAAAATATATGAAAGCGGGTATGAACTTATAGGAAAGTTTGTATCAGGACTTATAAAGGCGGTACCAAAGGTCATATCGGCAATCGTGGACATGATTAAAAGCATGGTCAGCGAATTTAAAAATTATGACTGGATATCCATAGGTGGCAACATAGTGTCGGGAATTGTAAACGGATTGAAAAACGGCATATCAAGTATTGTAAGTGCGGCACAGGAAGTTGCTTCAAGCGCACTCAATGCAGCGAAAAGCTACCTTGGCATTGCCTCACCCAGTAAGAGGGCAAGGGACGAAATCGGTAAATGGATACCTAAGGGCGTGGCGGTCGGCATCGAGACAAACCTTGATGACGTGTCAGACGCAATGGCTGAATTAAAGGACCAGGTTTCAGGTGGCATACAGACTGATATTGTGACGGAAATAGCATCGGGTCAGCTGCAGATAGACAACTCAATCTCCAGCGGTGGATACAAGACACAGGAATCGGGGCTGTCACAGATGCAGGGCATAATGCTCAACATCTATAGTATGATGGAGGAGTATATGCCCCAATTGGCAAATATGCAGATTGTAACGGATACTGGCGTGCTTGCGGGAGAACTTGCAGGCGCAATGGATTACGAACTGGGGGCGATGGCGACAAAGAGGAACAGGGGGAGATAGCCAATGGAAGGTGTTACATTTGACGGTTTGCACAGTTATACGGATTTTGACCTGATATTGAACTCAGTTGCCATAAGCCCAGCCGAGCCCAAGACATATTACGTGGAGATACCAGGTGCGGATGGTAAAATTGATATTACAGACTCTATGGGGGACGTTAGGTACAAAAATCGAACAATAAGCATCGGATTCACATATAAAGGGACGCATGGTGAGCAATTGAATGCGTATTCGAGACTGGGAAATGCAGTTCATGGTCAGAGGATGGATGTATCCATTGATGCGGACAGCAATTACCACTATGAAGGCAGGGTGTCGATCAAAAAATGCGAGCATATGCCGTATGCATGTACCTTTGATGTTGAATGCGACGTGGAACCGTACAAATATCATGCGGCTGATGAATGGCTTTGGGATCCGTTTGATTTTGAGAATGATTACGTAAATGAAATATCAAATAAACAGGTGGACGGCACACTTGAATTAATGGTGATTGGAGGCAAAAAAAACACTGTGCCGTGGATATCGTGTTCAAATGACATGAATTTGACATATGACGGCGTTTTATACAACCTGAAATCAGGAAGGAACAGGATTCTGGCGGTAAAGATAAAAGAAGGTGAAAATTATTTTGTATTTGAAGGAAATGGGGTTGTGTCACTAGAGTTTAAGGGCGGTGATTTGTAATGTACAGGATAATATGTATTGACGGCGGTGAGGAGCATATATTGCTGGACATGGATTATGACGGGTATATTGTACAGTCGCCTGTACTGATATTGGAACTTAACGGTGCAGGCTCGCTGTCATTTACCATTCATCCGACACATCCAGAATTTGGATGCCTCAACCCCATTACATCGCTGGTGAAGGTATACAGAGTTGCAGGCAGTAAAAACAGATGGATTTTCACAGGACGTGTGATGTCGTCCAAGGATGACATTGAAAATAATGGCAATGTGGAATGCGAGGGCATACTTGCATACCTGTGTGACAGCATTGTAAGAAATTATGAATTTAGTGGCACACCTGCCGATTATATAATATACCTTGTAGACAGCCATAATGAACAGGTTGACGACAAGAAGAAATTTACTATCAGGGATTTGGATGTCTCAGATGTGGATTCAAATAATTATATTACAAGGGCAAACAGTAATTATCCTACTACATTTACAGAAATGACCGACAAGGTTGTGAAGCTGCTTGATACTTATATTTCAGTTACTGATGAAGGTGATGAAATATATTTTGACTGTGTGCAGACCATATCACACATCAATTCCCAAGCAATAAATTTTGGAGAGAACATAATAGACCTAGAGCGTACGGTTACTGCAGAAGAATTGAAAACCGTGATGGTCGGGATAGGTGCGGCGGATGATGATGGGAATAAACCAACGGTCGAAGTCGAAAACACCAAGGCGATAGGACACTACGGCAGGATAGTGGGTACCGTTGAATTTGAAGACGTGACAACCATAGAACAGCTAGAAAAGAAGACAAAGGCTTACCTTGACAGCGTACTTGGTACAAAGAATACAATAGAGGTAAAAGCAGTAGACCTTAACATGACTGATACAGATATTGAGGAAATATCATTGGGGTATGCCTACGTTACATCCGAAATAAATGGGATATATGAAGAACGCATGATTATCTCAAAGATGCAGTTATACCTCTTGCAGCCAGAGAACAATACATTTACATTGGATTCGACAAAGACCTCAATCTCATCGACACTGGTGCATTCCAATGCAGAGATAAAAGCCAGTGTAAGCCAGGTAGCAAAAACTGCACTGCATCAGATTGAGACCAAGGTTGCAAATGCAACACAGCTCATCACGGGCGCAAAGGGAGGCTACGTGGTCCTTGATTGTGGCGACAACGCCGACCAGCATCCAGAGCAGATACTTATAATGGATGCACCCGATAAAAAGGATGCGGTAAACGTCATAAGGATAAACAAGAACGGGATAGGGTTCAGCACGTCGGGGTATGACGGAATATACCGCAACGCCTGGACGATAGACGGAAACCTGGTGGCGGACTTCATCACCACGGGGACAATGCTTGCGGACAGGATATCGGGCGGCACGCTCACCCTGGGCGGCTATGACAACGTAAACGGTGTCTTCTACGTCAAGGACAAGGACGGTGTTGTGAGGATAACCGAGGACGTTAATGGAATAAATGTAAACAACAACTTTAAAGTTGATATGAATGGCAACATCGAGGCGGTGAGCATATCGGGCGGTGCAATTGACCAGTTCAGCCAGCTTATAGATGATTCGCAGGCAATGAAGACGGCAAAAGATGCGATAGCGACAGCTCAGAGTGCGGCAGACACAGCGAACAGTGCGGCAGCGACGGCACAATCAACAGCGGACACGGCAAACAGAGCCGCAGCGACAGCCCAGTCGGCGGCAGACACAGCAAACAGCGCAGCGGCGGATGCCAAGAGTGCGGCAGAAAAAGCACAAAAAGCCATTAACGATTCGCAAACGGATATAACATTTAGTGTAAATTCCGTCAATACACAAAATACATGGATAAGGCAATTATCAAGCCAGATTCAAGCTCTGGGACAGCCAGGTATTTCATAAAGGGAGGTAAACCAGCATGGCGGCAGACATACAGAAATATTTGGATAACATTGCAGGTGCCAGATACGGAAAGGACGTAAGAAGTTCAATCCATGACGGCATAGAGGCAATAAACAATGCGGTCATAAGCTATGACAAGATAGCGGGTGAAAAGGCGGAGGCTGCAGCAAAATCCGCAAGTGCGGCAGCAACGTCAGAAAAAAATGCAAAAGCAAGTGATGAATCTGCGGAATCACTGCTAAACACGGTTACTGATAATCTGGCAAAAGGAGTCTATAACGGCGCACAAGGTCCCCAGGGACCACAAGGCGAAAAAGGCGACAAGGGTGATACAGGAGCTACAGGTGCGACGGGTGCGACAGGACCACAGGGAGCCAAAGGCGATAAAGGAGACACTGGGGAAACTGGTGCAACTGGTGCCAAGGGAGAGAAAGGCGACAAGGGTGACACAGGAGAACAGGGACCAAGGGGAGATTCGGGGGTCACAGTTCCATTGTCGGGCTTTTTTACGTTATATGTGGACGAGGACGGCGACCTATATTCACTATCAGCAGAAGAAGGCACACAGGAATTTGAGTATGACAGCACAACAGGCAATCTATATGTAGTTCAGGAGGGATAATATGACGGTAAAAACATTGATTGGAAATATCAAGGGACCAAAAGGTGACACAGGAGCAAAAGGCGACAAGGGTGATACAGGAGCAACGGGAGCAACAGGAGCGACAGGACCACAGGGAGCCAAGGGAGAGAAAGGCGACAAGGGTGATACAGGAGCAACAGGAGCGACAGGAGCGACAGGCGAAAGGGGGAGTATCTGGTACACTGGTACGGGAGTGACAGGGACAAGCACGACGGCAACGGTATTCAGCGGAAGCGGAATCACTGCAGCCAGGGTGGAGGACATGTACCTGAACACCACCACAGGCAACACGTACCGATGCACCACCGCAGGCGCGGCTTCGGTAGCCAAATGGGTGTACACGGGCAATATCAAGGGACCATCAGCCACGGTGGATTCTGCACTAAGCTCATCATCAACCAATTCCGTGCAGAACAAAGTCTTATATGCTGCGCTAGATAACAAACTATCAACGGACGGTGACTCACAAAACAACACAGTGACATTCACAAGTAATGACAGTACCTCCGCATCCGCATGGACGGATGTGACAGTCCTTACAAGCAAGGAGAAGCACAGCTCAATTATAAGTAAGGTATCCACAATGTTTAAGAATATAAGATACCTGTATAATAACGTTGGGAAGATAAAGGGAATAATAGAGAGCCTTGATGACTGTGTTGCCACGACGGAGGACGGATATGCTGCAAGCGCCAAAGCGCTTAATGAGTTAAATAGCAAGTTGCAAAATAAATATGTAAATCTATTTTCTGGGACGGCTGATTCAGGCAAAACAGTATCCTTATCGCAGAATTTAGATAATTTGGAATGGAAGCGGCTTATTTTTACGTTAAGAAAAAGCTCTTCCAATGCCTTGACATTTGCTGTGATGGAAAACTTGGCATATGGTATAGACACTAACCTATTTATGCCTACGGTATATGATGCTGTACCTGGATATGTGCATACTATACCAAGTAAGCAGATAAAAAACAGCTCGGCTACAATTGAATTTGACGATTCGCACCAATTAATTGATATAAATGCAGAATTATATTAATCGCTCCTGCATTTGTGGAATTTTGTAACTTACATTGTCCTTTCCAATTTCGCTACTGGTGTAGAATCTATGTAAAAATATAAGAAATTATCCTTCCACAATAAGCTAAGTGTATTTATCCTGTCATAGGTTAGTATTTCATTTTTATTATTCAACGCATAAATCAAATTGCTATTTAGCTGACAAACTCATCAAAAAACCACCTCCGCCCGATAATAATGGTGGAGGTGGTCTATGTGAAGGACGAAGTAATTACAAAAGTAATGATGAGTATGGCGGACAAGTTGACGGATGAGCAAATGGAGCAGTTGAAGACAGCACTCTATATGGCATTGGAGGAATACGAAGTGACGGAGAGGACGACGGATGTTATGGCATTGGATAAAGGCTATGAACAGTACCTGAAAATGTTCCTAATACGGAAGAAAACAGAGGGTAAATCAGACAGGACGATTGAACAGTACAATCTACACCTGTCAAAGGTGTTGCAGACATTAAATATGCCGATTGAAAAGATAACAGAAAATGATTTATTCTGCTATTTGGCACGTTACAAAAAGAATAACAACGTATCAAATGTATACCTTGACAACATCCGTTTGGTTTTTAGCAGCTTTTTCACTTGGTTGAATGCTAAAGGGTACATACCACAAAATCCAACAATGGGGCTTGAACCGATAAAGGTAGAGAAACGAATTAAGAAACCACTATCAGACGAGGACCTTGAAAAGCTGAGAAGGATATGCGAGCGTGAAAGAGACCTGGCACTAATAGAATTTCTATACTCAACGGGTGTCAGGGTAAGTGAGCTAACAGCTCTTAACAGGCAGGATATAGATTTTTATGGGAAGACTGTAATTGTATACGGCAAAGGCAGTAAGGAAAGGGAGACATACCTTACTGCCACATCATGCCTGCACCTGAAAGCATATTTGGACAGTCGGGCAGATGGAAACGAAGCGCTTTTTGTTAGTGCAAAATCGCCACATGAGAGGATAACTGTGGCAGGTGTTGAGAAGATACTAAAAAAGCTGGGAGAGGCAGCAGGAGTTGAAAAGGTACATCCGCACAGATTCAGGCGAACAATGGCTACAAATGTGTTGAGAAAAGGGATGCCACTGGAAGAGGTAAAAGAGCTATTGGGGCATACGAAACTTGATACAACAATGATATATTGTACTGTAAGTAAGGAAAATGTAAAACATTCCCATCAACGTTTAATGAGCGCATAATAAAACAATGAATAAGTATATAGATTAGGGCTCTTTGGAAGAGAGTCTTTTTTAGTGTACTTAAAAATATCACGGTGTAGTAATATGGGAAATTATAAAATGGCGGATAAATAGCAATATGTATTATGCCAAGGGTGACAGTATAAAAATTAATGGTTGGTTTGGTGCTACTATCACTAATGGTAAAAAGCAAATAGCTGTAACCATACACACACCTAAGAGTTTATCAAAAATCAGTTCCATTACAGTTACAGATGCTACAATTACAGTAAGGCAAAACGGTAATTACTTGGTAGGGGATATGAGTGGGCCGTCTTCCATCGATGGAACAATTAGAGCATACAAAACGGATAATGTATATATGTATACTATTTCTTGTGATTTTAATAATGCTCTTACTGATGCCATAAATAATGATATAGCAAGTTTATATTTTAAAGGTACAATAACATTTAATTAATGTGGGATAATCGTTTTAATTTACACCAAATAAACAATAATATTGCCCAGCCGATGAACTATTATTTTTCCGAGTCTAATTCGGAATAAACTTTTTTAATTGTGTTTGCGGAATTATCAGAGAGTGGTTTGTAAATCATCAATATAAATACCGACATCCCCACGTGGAGTTGTTCTAAATTAGTTGTGTGAATTCTCTTGTCCAATTAGTCCGAACCCATAGTTTATTTCCGTCTGGATGAATTAGAATAATACAAAATCTAGTTGACGAACCAAAAATCCATACAAATCCCCTACTTGGAAGATTATAAGCTTCGGCGGTCTCTGTTTTACTAACATAGTATCCTCCTTGAACCACAGTATCGCCCAGAAAATCAAATAATTTATTATCACCATTATACATTGCGTAATATGAACAGTTATTATCATTGTTTCTAAATGCTAAATTGCTATTTATCACCCAAAATAATTCTAAAATCTTTAAAAGGACTCAAAGATTTGAGTCCTTTTAATAATTTTAGAAAGGGGCTAGAGCATGGCATACTTAAAATTCTTGGACGGCGAAGAATTGTACAAGGTAAAGGCAGTTCCACAAGGGCAAGGTAACATCGTCACCCTAACATTTTCAGAAGAAAAGGTGATAAACACCACAGGCTTTGACCTGTACCTTGACGAGGACGGGAAGAAAAACATAGGGGGCGAGGCTTACCACGGCTATACCACAATCTACCGTGATAACGATGATGATGAATACAGCTACCAACTAAGCAATGACGGCAGCGTATACGTGGAACCTGAACCGATTCTAGAACCAGAAATCCCAGAGACTGGCGAGAATACCACCTATGTATCCGACCGCCAGCTTATCGAGGAGCAGAACGAAGCGATTGTCGAGCTAGCAGAGCTGTTAAGCGAACAAAATGATGCAACCATCGAACTTGCAGAATTGGTATCATCAATATTGGAAAGCGAGGAGGTGGAGTAAATGGTAGCATTGTACGTGCGTAGAATCAATAGCGGCTTAATGACAATAGACGAAGTGCCAAAATTATGGCGGGCAAAAGTCGAAAAGGCGTTGGAGAAAAGCGAAAACAATAATTAAAACAGGAGGTATCCATGAACATATCGGAAATTTTAGAAAATATGGGCACATCTGGCATAATAGGGTCAGCATTGGTGGTGCTGACCCTGTTACAGGTAACACCAATAAAGATAACCCCCTGGAGCACCATTGCAAAAGTCATAGGCAGGGCGCTCAACGTGGAACTTATGGACAAGGTAAATGAAAACGAGGCAAATAATGAGCGTTACCGCATCCTGCGTTTTGATGACGAAATCCGCCACCATATCAAGCACACGGAGGAGCACTTCAATCAGGTAATCGAGGACATAGACAAGTACGAGGATTACTGTGCGAAGCACCCCTTGTATGAGAACAACAAGGCAAAAATGGCTATTAAGAATGTGAAGGAAACATATGAAAGATGCAGGAGCGAGCATTCGTTTCTACCATAAAAGATGAGACAGGAGACGGAAAAATGACGGAGAATGGGAAGAAAGAAAAACATAAACTGAACGGTTTGGACAAATACCTTATATTCACATTCGTAATGATAAGTGTGTTTACCATCGCCCAGACCGCAATAACCGCAGTGACAGGCGTGGAGCAGTCCACCCTGATAACCGCATACTTTACAGTATACGGCGGAGAGGTACTTATGTGTGCATTAATAAAGCGATTTAAATTAAAAAATGAAAGTGAGGAGAATAAAGATGAGTGAAATACTGTTTTACCTTATACAATTAATCATTGCGGTGGTCGTATTGCTTGCCACAAAATACGCTGTTCCATATTTAAAAGAGAAGATAGGCACAGAGCAGCTGCTCGTGGCGGAAAAGTGGGCTAAATATGCGGTACTGACAGCCCAACAGACACTCACAGCATCTTCAGGCACGGAGAAAAAAACCTATGTAACAGACTTTCTAAAAGAGTTACTCAGAGCAAAGGATATATCGCTCACTGACGAACAGCTAAATGTATTAATAGAATCTGCGGTCAAGGCTATGAAGATGGAGGATAACACATGAAGGGGATAGACGTAGCAAAATGGAACAAAATAACCGATTACGCAGCGGTAAAGAAGGCAGGCGTGGAGTTTGCCATAACAAAGGTAATCAACAAATCGAATAACCCTGACTCATCGCTGTACAATCACATTGAGGGATTCAAAAAAGCGAGCATATCCTGCAGCATGGGTTACACGTATTCATACGCTGACACTCTATCAAAAGCTACAACGGCAGCCACAAAGTACTGTAAATACGCTGGTGAAGTTGGCATAGATTATTTATGGCTTGACCTTGAGGACACTTGTATGCAAGGACTTGGTAGTAGGATTATAGATATAATCAACGAGTACAAGACAATTGCACAGGGAAATGGTTTGAAGATTGGTATATATACATACTATGCATATTATAATTCATACATCAAGCCGTACATTTCCAGACTGGGTGGAATACCGTTCTGGATAGCAAGGTACCCATCAGTTAAGGAAATGAAAATTACAGATGCCGTTCCAAACACGAATAACCTGCCTGTGGGAATAAGCATAAGCGGATGGCAGTATTCATCGAAAGGGCTAATAGATGGTATCAATGGGCATGTTGATTTGGATGCGTGGTATGAGGATAAAACGATATCGGTTTCTAAAACGATAATAACTGCGGACAGGAATCCGTTCACAGAGCCAGTGGCTGACTGCAAGATGGGAACGCTAGGCAATGATGCCAACTGGGTGCTGTGGTATCTTTGGCGGTTCGGTAAGCTACTCGATGCCAAAGGACAACCCGACCAGACACAAATCAACAGCCTTTATACCAACGAGACAGCACAAAAAGTAAGAGAAGTACAGAAATTGCTGGGACTTACGGTGGACGGCGTTGTGGGAAGGCAGACTAGAGCAGCATTCAAAAAACTGGCATAATACTGTTGTTATAAATACTGCATATAAGTTTGACTTAGTAAAGTTGGATAAAATTACGTTAGTGACAAATTAGCGACAATATTATTGGAGATATAAGGCTTATTAAACATCAAAATTTAATAATTATTTAAAAAGATGCACTTATTTTTAAAAGGAGGAAAAGTTTATGGAACAAAAGAAAATTATTGGGTACATGCGGGTCAGTACAGAGGAACAAAACGAGGAAAGGCAAAGAATAGCATTAACGGAAATGGGGGTAAGTATAGAAAACATCTACCTAGACAAAGAATCAGGCAAGGATTTTGAAAGACCACAGTACATCAGAATGCTAGAAATCATTGACTCCAACACAGTCCTAATCGTCAAATCCATCGACAGGCTAGGACGTAACTACAAAGAGCTAACCGACCAATGGCGTATAATCACAAAAGAGAAGGGCGCAGACATTTACGTAATTGATATGCCGATGCTCGACACAAGACAAGAGAAGAACCTCATAGGCACGCTAATCTGCGACATAGTACTATCCCTTCTAAGCTATGTGGCAGAGAACGAGCGCCACAATATAAAACAACGCCAAGAGGAGGGCATAGCTGCAGCAAAAGCCAAAGGTATAAAGTTTGGACGACCCAAGAAGAATCTGCCTGATAACTTCGCTCAAATCTATATGTTATGGAAAACTGGCAAAATATCAGCCAGAGACGCTGCAAAAGTCTGTGGCATATCGCAAAGTACATTTTATAATAGGGTAAAAGAACAAATTGAAATAGGGGTAGAGTAAAAGCTGATAAGCTTATATTTTATGCGTGTTTCAGGGATTTTAGTTAATGAAAGAGCATTCCAAAAAAGTATACCTTTTTGGAATAAAAATAACGCTTCGTAGTTAATTGGAAAACGTGTGCTAAACACAATATTTTCTGAACAAAGCGTGTTACTTAAAATTATGTTATTTTATTGTTTGACATTTCTTCCAAATATGGTATAGTAATTATGTAACGAAGAGCATTCCAAAAAGGTATACCTTTTTAGAATAAATAACCGCATCTAGAGGTAAATATGTTAAAGATAGTCCGTCAGTACAATAAAACCCCAATCCCGAAAGAAGACATGGACAAGCTCCTAGAGATAGCGTCAGATTACAGCAAAGTCAAAAACTACGTATATCAGCGCTATGGGGGAATAGGCGGATTTTCAAAAATCTACCCAGGGTACACGGTTCAAAATGAGATGACAGACAGCGGACTTCGTGAAAGGCTTGATATGCCCTCCGTATATTTCTACTTGGCGATTTTTGATGCCTTGGGTGACATTAAGACACAATGGAGCAAGACTAGGAACAGCATATTGGAGGCGGTAAGAAGGCATGAAGAATTTAGCGATGAGGAGAAGCATTACCTCAGATTAGTACTAAAATCCGAAAAGACATGGGACAGCGTGCTAAATGGCAAAGACCTTCCAAACAGCTCACATAAGCTAAACCAGTACCTCAAACGCCAGACAAGGAAATACCTTGCAAAGATGCACACCGACAAAATTGATAGCTTTTCAATAGGCGAGCGAGCTTACAGATATGCAGATGACGGTATATATATTTCAACAAAGCGGAAACGCCAAAGGGTGTACGTACCGCTTACAGACAATAACCGATATAAACGTCAGCTTAAGATAATGCTCCACCCAGAGGAAAACAGTCTTGAAATCCTTGTGCCAATAGACGTAAAGACAAAGATACATGATGACTACATAAATGAAATCGGAATAAATATGTCTATATACACCATGCTAACGGTGTCAAATGGAAACCGCTACGGTGACGAGCTGGGGACAAAACTTTCGGAAAAGGCGAAATGGATAGGCAGTCATAGAACTAAATATAAAGAACAGCAAAGTATAGATACAAATATCATTGGCAGAAAGAAATATCAGAGCAACAAACAGAAAATTGACGAAACACTTCATATATATATAAACACAGAATTAAACAGATTTCTAAAAACAGAAAAGCCATCAGTAATCTACATGCCAAAGCTTCCGTCTAATGCATTTGGAGGCAACTACAGCAGCAACAATTATATGACAACAATATGGGAGCATGGATACATAAGAAAACGCCTGGCGCAAAAATGTGAGGAAAACAATATAAAGCTAGTGGAAGTCTATGCCAAGAACATTAGCAACGAATGTAGTAAATGCAGTGCACATGGCAACATTTCAATAGGTAAAAGGAAAGACGGCAAATTCATATGCAGCGTATGCGGTAACATAATTGATGAAAAGACAAACGCTGCACTGAACGCATTAAACAGAGGACGGTCATAAGTATCGAAATAAAGATAAGCAACCCAATGGGTGGCTTCACCCCTGCAAAGAGGACTTTATAACGGTGCATGATATATAAAACAAATAACGGCATTAGAAGCCAGTGAAAGCTGGGTAGTTGGTATGCCAAGGCTCTGTGAACATAATGTACTGATGAAACAGTACTTATGATGTAACAGAGTGCGAAGTAAAAAATGCGAAGCATTTTTTGCATACCCGAAAGGGTACAACTGTGCCTTATTAAAATCAAGGAGAAGAAGATATGCGCAAAGCACAAAAAGAGCAGGCATGGAAGCTTGTGGAGCTTATAAGCCAGGCACATGAAGAGATAAAGAAATATCTAGAACTTCATAACCACACTATGGCGTTAGACCTGCTCGCACAGTGCCAGCAAGGCGCTATAGAACTTGGAAACTTCATTGAGAAGTTTGAGGGTGAAACGAGCAGCGTTACAAAGGCGATAGTGCGCATTTTGGAGGAATACTGCGAGTATGTATACAACACCCACGAGGAAATTTCACAGGCTACATCTTGCAATCAGAGTATAAACGAAAACAAAATCTACAAAAATCTCCGAAAGAAGCTAATACAGATTGAAAACAGTATAAAGAACGACATACCCGTCAGAAGGGAAGTTGTATTTTTGCCGTACAAGGCATCCATGTGGGACAGCTTAGAGAGCGTGTACCTTGCAGCAAGGGAAGACCCAAATTGTGACGCATACGTGATTCCCATACCGTATTATGACAGAAATAAAGACGGCAGTATGGGGCAGGAGCATTATGAGATTGACATGTATCCGAAGGACATCCCTGTTATCAGATATGATACGTATGACTTTGGACAGCGCAGACCAGATATGATATTCATACACAACCCGTATGACGACAACAACATGGTCACAAGCGTGCATCCGTTTTTCTATTCGGACAAGATGAAGAAGTGTACGGACTGCCTTGTATACATACCGTACTTTGCAACGGCAGGGGGGCAGTCGGACGGACAGGCATCACTGCCTGCATATTATAATGCAGATTATATAGTAATCCAGTCGGAAAAGTACAGTGGGTATTATGACCCCAATATACCAAGGGAAAAGTTCCTGGCATTTGGCTCGCCGAAGTTTGACAGCGTTATACGGAAATGCAGGAATCCGCAAGAGATACCCGACGAGTGGAAGGGCAAGATGCTAAACACGGACGGCAGCAGGAAGAAGGTGTATTTCTATAACACGAGTATAGCGGGGATGCTGGGCAATACAGGGCGTTTCCTTGAAAAGATGGAGTATGTATTCAGTGTGTTTAGGGAACACAGGGAGGTCTGCCTTTTATGGAGGCCGCACCCATTGTTGGAGTCTACATTTGAATCTATGCGCCCACAGTTTAAGGCAAAATTTGAGGAGATTAGGGACAGATATATAACTGAGGATTTTGGAATATATGATAAGACACCATATATAGAGGACACCATAGCGTTGAGTGACGTGTATATAGGCGATGGAGGTACAAGCGTCACGTCACTGTTCGGGGTTGCGGGAAAGCCGATATTCCTATTTGATAACAACATAACATCGAAGCCTGGAAAGGATGACTGGAAAGGCTGGATGGGGGTTACATGTATGGGCATAGGGGATGACCAGGAAAGATACAGAATATTTCCCGAAAACAAGCTTTTCTACTCACCTGATAACGACCACCATTATAAATACCTGCTCACACTTGTGGACAAGGCAGGGGGAGGGTATTACCAGGGCGTTGTAGACTATGGTGACAAGGCCTACGTAATACCAGGCTCGGCACAGGATATCTTGGTACTAAAGGATAATAAGATAGTAAAGAAGATAGAGCTTGCAAAAGAGACAACCCAGGCGGGGGCATTTAGCGGCTATTGGTATGTTTATAGATATGCTTATATGGACAAGATATATATACTGCCCCTCAATTACCCAAGCCTTGTGGTCCTTGACGTAAAGACGGACAGTGTTTCATACATAAACGGCATACGTGATTTTGCCGTGGCCATGGTGGACGGGCAGAAAATGCGTGCCGCCTGCTGGATATGGAATGAGAAGATGCACTTTCTAAACCCGATGGGCACGAAGCTGCTGACAATAGACATGAATGATTACAGCAATATAGAGGTAAGGGATGTTCCGTTTGGCAGGTTTATATATGGCCTTTCCATTAAGGATGTAGATTATGAAGAACTGTGGATGATACCGTATTCTGGCACGGTTGTCACTAGGTGGAATATAGAAACTGGGGAAACTAGGGATTATGACTTGTATATCGACGGGTTAATGTCATTGGATAGACGCTTTGGATTAATAGGCAATGCCTATGTATTAGGCGGATGTGCATTCAAGGATGATGGAAAAATGATATTCACTCCAAACTGGGGGAATAAGTTTATAGAGTTTGACCCTGAAACAGGCAGTGTGAGGGAATGGGAGTCACCGCTTCCAGCCACATGGGAGGATAAAAGCCCGTATATCAGGAACTGGGGGACAGGCGGATTTATACGTGACATGTATGACTTTACATTTAGGTTCTGGTATGCACCGGAGAGGAAGACCTACGATATTGATTTGGAAACAAAAGAAATAAGCGAAGTGGACATAAGCTACGACTACAATGACGTGGCGGACAACATCCGTGGGTTTTCACTGGGTTCAGACTGGAATATGTACAGCTGCAATGAAAACGTGTTCAATTCCCTGGAGAACCTTATCACGGACGGCATCCACGGCGGGCGGTTTGACAGGGAAACACAGACAAAGGCATATTCCACCATAAACGCCAGCATGGACGGCAACTGCGGGGAGAAGGTATACACCTTTTTAAAGGGCAGATAAATGTATAAGGTTTAGAAAAAGAAGGAGGCCATAACCATGACAAGGGTGATTACATACGGCACATTCGACCTCTTCCACGAGGGGCATTACAGGCTCCTCAAAAGGGCAAAGGCGCTGGGGGACTACCTCATAGTGGGGGTGACAACTGAAAGCTTCGACCGCTCGAGGGGTAAGCTTAACGTGGTAGATGACCTAGTAACCAGGATAGAGAATGTCAAGAAGACTGGCTTTGCCGACGAGGTGATAATAGAGGAGAGCATAGGCCAGAAGGTAAGCGACATCAAGAAATACAAAATCGACATCTTCACCGTGGGAAGCGACTGGGTTGGGAAGTTTGACTACCTTTCGGAATACTGCAGGGTGGTGTACATAGAGCGCACCAAGAACGTATCAAGCACAATCCTGCGTAACGAGAACTTTAAAATCCAAGGGATAGGCATAATTGGTACAGGCAGGATAGCGGGGAGGATGTTCACGGAAACATTGAGTGTAAGCGGTGTGAGCGTAGAAGGGGCATACAATCCGCATACCGACAGTGCCAAAAGATTTGCCCAACAGTATAGTATAGACGCATTTGAAACATTGGAGGACATGTACCAGCATACCGATTTAATATACGTGGCATCACCGCACGAAACCCATTACGAGTATGTAAAGGATGCCCTGCTGCATGGGAAACACGTACTCTGCGAGAAGCCCTTTGTATTGGAGAAAGACCATGCGGAGGAACTGTTCAACATTGCAAAAGAGAGAAAACTGATTTTATTCGAGGGCATAAAGACGGCATTCTGTCCAGGATTTAACAAGCTGGTTGACGTGGCGTGCAGCGGGCTGATAGGCAGCATAAAGTACGTGGAGGCATGCTTTACGAAGCTTGAGAATCCAAAAAACAGGGAGCTTACTGATACAAAGTACGGCGGAAGCTTCCTGGAGCTTGGAAGCTACTGCCTGCTGCCGATTTTAAAACTGCTCGGCACGGACTGCGAAGATGTAAAATTTGACAGTATATATAACGAGAAGAATATAGACATATTCACAAAGGCATCCTTCAGGTTCCCCAAAGGGCTTGCGACAGCCACATGTGGGTTGGGTGTTAAAAGCGAGGGAAGGCTCCTCATAGCTGGAACAAAGGGATACATAACAGTGGAAGCCCCGTGGTGGAAGACAACGTATTTCGAGGCACATTTCGAGGATGAGAACGAGGTGGACAAGTTCTCCGAACACTTCCTTGGATACGGTCTGAGGTATGAGGTAAGCGACATGCTGAACCAGATAAACGGGAATGGAAAGAGTGAGTTCAAGCTTACACGTGGCGAGTCAATTGCAATGGCTGGGATAATGGAAAGATTTATGGAGCATGAGAAAAGATGAGGATATGGGCGCACAGGGGATGCAGCCAATGCTACCCCGAGAATACAATGCTTGCCTTTGAAAAGGCGGCAGAGTTAAAGAATTTAACAGGGATAGAGCTGGACATCCAGCTTACAAGGGACGGGCATATGGTGGTAATCCATGACGAAAGGGTGGACAGGACAACGGAAGGCACAGGCTTTGTCAGGGATTACACGCTTGCAGAAATCAAACGGCTCCATATCTATGCGGACGTAAACACAACACAGCAGATACCGACCATAGAAGAAGTATTTGACCTATTAGATGCTAGGCTAAAGAGTGGACTAAAAATTAACATAGAGCTAAAAAATAGTATCTACCCCTACAAGGGGATGGAGAAAAAGATAACCGATCTGGTACATAAAAGGGGACTGCAGGACAGCATAGTGTACTCAAGCTTCAGTGCATTGTCGATAGAGAAAATAAGGGGGCTGGACAAAGATGCCGACACAGCAATCCTTGACAGTAAAGTTTCAGACTGCCTCTACAAGCTAAAAGGCGGCTGTGGGGCGAATGCGCTACACCCATTCTGGCAGGGAATAGACCTGCCAAAGGAAAGACTAGAGGGATACACAGTAAGGGCATGGATGTCAGGACACCTGTATCCCGAAAAGCCCACAGGCGGAAGGCTTGATTTGGAAAGCCTTGAAAATAAAGGGATAACAGATTTGATATTAAACGAGCCAGAAAGGTATGTGGAATAGATAAAGAGTTGAACCTTGACAACTTCATATTTTATATCAACGTTGACTAAAAAATTCAATAATGCTATACTGATATTAAGTAACTATAAGTATAATGTGATTTGAGTATGGATTCATACTGAATGGAAAAAGAAGGAGGATTATCATGTCACATAAAGAATACGCTATTCATCTTTTGGAAAAGGTTCCTGATTATAAGATTGATTATGTAATTGCATATATTCAGGGATTGAATGCTGATGAAGAAATGGATGACGAATTTTGTGAGAAGATGTACCAAGATTATCTAGTATCTGATCCTGCTGATAAGGAAACCGTGTCATTTGAGGAAGCTGTAAAAGCTAGAGGTGTGTATTTAGATGTATAGGATTGAAATTACTAAAAAGGCTTTAAAGTTTATAGATAAGCAAGATAAAACTAAACGTGAAATGCTTATAAGGGCTATAGCTAAACTTCCAGATGGAGATGTAAAACCTTTAAAGGGTCATGACGGACTATATCGTTTACGTGTCGGCACGTATAGGGTAATTTATACTATTGATAGTGGCAATCTTATTATATGTGTTATAGATGCTGGTAATCGGGGACAGATATATAATGATTATTAGTGTGAACTATAACGGTAAAATTAAATAGAGAAAGTAACAGAAACCTGATATAAAGTATGAAGTTATCAAGATAACCGCTTTGTATCAGGTTTTTTATTGCAAAGATATATCTTGAAAGCTAAATAAAAATGTAACCAATTAACAATGCCTGCCTATTTTTATAAAAAGCACCCGAAAAATAAATGGAGGGTTTGAAGGGTATTATGATGAAGTAAAGGCGGACGGTCCGAAAAGCGACAAGAAGCTGCATGCATTGAATACAGATGACATGGCTATGTGGAAGAAATACGTTGATTATTTCAAAGGAAAGGGAACCAGCTACAATCTGACAACGGGCATGTCGCCAGATGATACCAAGACATGGAAGGAAGAATGTTATCCGCAGTTGACGGCACTCAACCTCTTTCCAGACGGTTCATTTTTTGGCGATGTACACGCCAATGCAAACTATGGTGTGGGAGCCGACGGGGTATTCAGTTCAATGGAACTGTTGCACTTTTTGTACCAGTGCTATAAGTTTAAGTTTTACAATTACATCTATGAGTAATAGAGCAGGCATTTACTGACTGGAGGATAAGAGAATGATAGGGAGAGCGGGGAAGATGGCGATATTATTAAGTGACTTTTTGGAACAGATAAGCGTGGCGGTGGGCAATGTCAATGTAATAATGGAGCAGGCGGCCCTGGAGCAATATATGCAGCAGGGGTATGACAGAATCGGAAACGGTGCGGATGACACCGCGGAAAACACCACCCCCCAAGGATACAGCCCGAAGATATATTCAATATCAATAAAAGACGGTGGGAAAAAGGTGGATGTCCCGGTAACCGCACTAATGCACAACAAGACGATGAGCCTTGACCAGGTGGACATAAAGATAAAGTGTAAATTAGACGAACGAGACGGAAAGGTATATGTTGACTGTAAATCTAACAAGGCATCGGATGAGACACTTAACGAAATAAACCTGTCATTCAAAAACGGGGCATCCCCAGAAGGCGTTTCTAGGATGACGGACAATTATTTAAAAACCATTTAAAAGAACAGAGGAGGTTACCAAATGGACAACAATTTAAACAATGAGGTATTAAAAACCGCACTCGAGAACGTCAATTACGCAACAGGGGAAGCACGACGGAATAATGACCAGATTACGAAAGAGGCGGGTGCCAACACCGTATTGAAGGATGACAGCGGGGTGGCGCAACAGTTTACCGGACTGCCGATAGAGGCCCTGATAAGCACCCCGTTAATTGCGGGTGCAAGGGCGCAGGGCGAACTGACACAGGTATACATTGAAAACCTCGAACAGATTGCATACGACCAGAGTGACGGCAGCGACAGTTCGAGCGGGAGCAAGAAGACAAGAACCATAGACCTTAATGTGGACAGACCCGTGCAGAAAGACGATGGTACAGTCACCACACAGAACGTGTCAATAAAGGCACCGCTTATATCCCTCGTCCCAGTACCTACATTCACAATGGACGAGATGACGGTGGACTTTGACATGGAGGTAAAGGATTCGCAGATTTCGTCAAGTGACACGAGTACAAAGGGCGACACCAACATTAGTGTAAAAACGTGGTTCGGACTTAAGGCTAATATTTCGGGAAGCGTCACGTCTGATACAAGCCATAAAAGGGAGACTGACAGCTCTGCCACATATAAGATTCACGCCAGGGCAATCCAGCAACCACCCTCAGAGGGAATGGCAAAGCTGACAGCACTGTTTGCGCAGATGATGGAGCCGATACCTACGACCAATAACAGTAATAATTAA